GAGTTGCTAGGTTTTGGAGGTGGTGAAAAGGTAGCGTTAACTGCTTCAGAGGTTGCTAATAGACGTGTGAATATTACAGCAGAATTTAACAATGTAAAAAGTTTTAACCATTACAGTAAACAAGGTAATATTTACAAGTATTTAGTATCTACATCTGTAAGTTTATTGGCCGATTGGGATGGATGTACTCCGACTTTAATTACTGATAATTTTGACCAATTTTTCTTTGACCATAACAATACTGCAAACGGTTTTTTTCAAGGTATAAATGTACGTAAACAAGGACTTTACAATATGAACGCTAGTTTTCCATTACGTATTGCATTCGATAATTTTGGAAACCAAGTTTATACGGGCGGTTTTATAAATGTTAGATTTACAACTTATAAGAACGGTTCTGTACTAGATACCTATATGGTACAACAAACAAGTTTAGCGACATTAAACCAAACTTTTACTTATGATTATAACGTACAGTTAAATGCTGGTGACGTTATTTACTTTGGTATACAAGTTTATGCAGACTTAACACTTACACAGACTTCTCCCGCTGTTTCTGTAAACAATCCTTTAATTATTACAATAGAAAATAACCCAACAGATTTCACACTAGACTTCACAAGTGTACAAACTTCTTTACAAGATGGTGACCCCGTAGATATTTCAAGGTTCATTCCTGATATGAAAGCAAGCACTTTCTTTGAGGCGCAAATATTGAAAGCGAATCTTTATTTTAGTGACCCGAATAAATTGGGAGTTGTGACAGTAGAGCCGTTGTCAGACTTTTATCTAGATACAGATACATTTTGGGACATTACAGATATTATAGACCACAGCAGAGAAATAACTATAAAGCCGTCTTCATCAATTGAGGGCAAAGTATACAAATTTCAATGGTTAAACGACAACGATTATGACAATACATTGTACCGTTCATACTTCGATATTAATTATGGTGACAATTGGTATGTTGTACCTAGTACATTCCAAACTGGTGAAAGAGTTTATCAGTTGCCTTTTGCTCAATCAATACCAACAGACGAAGTGTTCCCATTTGTAGCGCCTCGTATTATTTCATACGACCCTTTAACAGATATTAAAAAGCCTTACAAAGGAAAAGCAAGATTGTATTTATGGAATGGTTTAAAATCGGGTTCATGGAGGTTAAAAGATACTATTGGAACTGGCAAAACAGACTTAAATTCATATCCGTGTGTTCATCATTTTGATAACTTTGAAAATCCTGCATTCGATTTGAACTGGGGTTTACCTATTCTTTTAAATTACAATGCTACAAGCGTAACGAGTGACAACTTATACACTAGATACCACGAAAGATTTGTAAAAGAAATAACTGGAAAGGATAGTAAGATAATTACTTTATACGCTAGAATCACAAACGCCGATATTAATAAGCTAAATTTTGCAAAATTAATAATGATTAACGGTGTGTTATTTAGATTGAATCTAATTAGTGACTTTGATAGCAACGTGACAGATAGTACTAAGATTGAACTTGTTAAAATCATAGAGGCAAGCGCAACGGCTAGCGGAATACTATCAACTTATGAAGAAATGACATATTTAAAATCATCAATGTTGACATCACCAAATGGCGTAGGAATAGATACAAACGTTATTAACGGAGGTTTTAACGATACATTACAATATTCACAAATACAATATACAAAAACAAATGGATAGTTTCAGCAGAATAGTAATTAAACAAGGGGCGGGAGTGCCAACAGTCCCAGCAAGTGCAGACCACAGAAACGGCGACTGGATAGCTACCGATATTTACGAGGGTGAATTTTACTTAGACACTAATAGCGGATTGACGTATACAAGAAATAAGAGCGGTATTACTTTAAGTGATGGCTCACCAACAATGCTACAAGCAAAGTTAAATATTACCCAAACGGGTACAAATGCGCCCGTATTAATTGAGTTTGTTAATCAAATCGGAACAATAACTCCATCTTATTCAGCAGTCGGAACTTACATTTTAACATCTACGGGAAACTTTCCTACTGGGAAAATATTTATTACTACAAATTTTAACACAAAACAAGGGGATGAAATAGTTGTAGGTAGAGTTAATGATAATGAGTTACGTATTTACACTTTCTCGGGTGGTGTGTTAACTGATAGTAGATTAGCATCTAATAATTTCGCATCTATATTAATTGAAAAATATCCATAATGGCTGAAGAAATAGTATTTAAAACCACCGTTGATACTGGCAATAGTGTTAGTGCGATTAATAACGTTGATAAAGCGTTAAAGGAAGTAGACCAAACCGCTAAATCAACTGGCACGGATGTAAACAAAGCATTTGACGACCTTAATAAAAAGGTTGAAAGTGGGGAGTTGACAGTTCGACAATTAACAAAAGCCGTAAAGGAATATACAACTATTGCAATACAAGCGGGAGAAGACAGCCCAATAGGTCAACAAGCGATTAGGCAAGCTGGGGAGTTAAAGGATAGGTTAGGAGATTTACAGACTCAAATTAATGCAGCCGCTAATGATGGACGTAATATGCAAACGGCTTTACAAGTTGGTCAAGGAGTTGCGGCGGGTTATGCAGTTGCACAAGGTGCAATGGCTTTGTTTGGTAGCGAATCGAAAGACCTACAAAAAACCTTAGTTAAATTACAAGCAGTTCAAGCGGTATTGGTAGGACTTGAAGAAATACGTGCAATTTTAGAGAAAGAAAGTTTAGTACGTATCAAAGCCAAATTAATTTTTGATAAAATTAAAATAGCTAGTGAGTACGCTTACACAACTGCAATAGGTACAAGTACGGGAGCGTTGAAACTTGCTAGGCTTGCAATGTTAGCTTTACCAATAGTAGCAATAATTGCTGGAATTGTGGCAATAGCTGGAGCAATGGGAGCGTTTAGTAATTCAACAGACGAGGCAACTGAAAAACAAAAGAAATTTGACGAACAACAAAGAAAGAGTAAAGCGTTTGGTGCTAAGATGTTGAAAGAAGATTACGAAAAAACAAAGAATTTTCAAGATAAAAAAATGGAATTGGATAAGGCAAAAGGTTTATCCGATGATGAATTATACGCTAAAGAACAAGCTAACTTACAGTTTAGACTTAATATGTTGAAGTTTGCAACCGATAAAAATAAAGAACAAGTTGCAGAAATGAGGGATATTAAGCAACAACTTTTAGTAAACGAGGCACAATACCAAACAGACTTAAGAGATAAAGAAGAGCAAAGCGCTGAAGAACGTGCAAAGAATAGAGAAAAAAGGAATGCAGAAAGACTAGCAAAAGAAAAAGCAGATGCAGACAAACGTTTAGAACTTGCTAGAACTATTGAGGATTTAATGATTGCTAATATTCAAGATAGTGATTTAAGACAATTAGAAGAGTTACGAGTTAGACACGAAAGAGAACGTGAAGACTTAATTAAAAACTTTGGAAATAATACGACCTTAATAAAAGAACTTACAGAAAAACAAAGTAATGAGGTTTCGGTATTAAATACTGAATTACTAGCGCAAAGAACTGAAAAGGAAAAAGAAGAAAATGCTAAAATATTAGAACTTAAAAACAAAGACGCAAAAGCAACTTTAGAGGCTAGGTTAATTAACATCCGTGAAGACTTTGAACTTGAGCAAGAACTTAAGTTAGAACTTGCAAAGCTTGAAATGGAGCAAGCTTTGCAAAATACAGAATTAACGGAGGGAGAAAAGCTAAAAATAAAAGCTGAATATAGCGCTAAAGTAGATGAAATAAATAAAGCCTCTGCTGATAAAGAAAAAGCATTACAATTAGCCACAGTTCAACAAGGTCTAGAAATAGCTGAAAAAGCACAGCAGTCAATTCAAAACTTGAGTGATATTGTTTTTACTCTTAAAATGAGTAAGTTGGAAAAAGGCAGTAAAGAAGAGGAAAAATATGCTCGAAAACAATTTGAAATTAACAAAGCACTACAGATATCTGGCGCTATAATAGATGGAGCGAAAGCAGTTACAGCATCTTTGGCTAGTTCACCAGTCGCAATTGGTCCCGTTCCAAATCCCGTTGGTATTGCATCTTTAGCGTTGGCAGTTACTTCAAGCGTTGCCAGTATAGCGAAAATTGCTAGTACTAAGTTCGGTGGCACGGGTGGCGGTGGTATTAATGCGCCAACAGTTCCAACAAATAACGGAGGTGGCACAGACGCTAATTCAACACAAGCTAATAACATGGGGAATACTAGTCAAGTTTCAAGTGTTGGGTTAATCGACAACTCTACTGGCATAAAAGTAACGGTTGTAGATAGCGAAATTAAAGCCGTAATGGACGCGTCAGCACAAACAAACGTAGTATCTACACTAGGAGGTTAAACTCTTATTTAGAATTAATCTAAATAAAACGTAAATAATTCAATATTAATTAATAACTTTATATTATGTTACCAATTTACAAGCTAACTATTAACGATAATGACGACACTGGTGTTGATTACAATGCCTTTGTTGATACTCCAGCACATTTAAAAGCGTTCATTGCTTTTAACGAGTCAATGCCTTATCAATTTAAAGAAGAACAACGTATCGTTACGGGTGTTATGATGAGCGCAAATACTTTAATTTACAGAAACAGTCCAGACATTGGAGAACATCAAGTGTTTTTTGATTCTGAAACCATTAAGCAAATTGTTTTAAAGTTCTTCAAAAATAGTTTTGGGAATAATGTAAACAAAATGCACAATGAAAATGACAAAGTAAAACAGACAACAATGTTCGAAAGTTATTTTATTGATTCTAAACGTGGTATTAATGCACCAATTGAATTTGAGAAACAAAACCTACAAGATGGAACGTGGATAGCATCTTACAAAGTTGAGGATGACAAACTATGGAGCGAAGTAAAAAGCGGTAAATTTCAAGGTTTTAGTGTTGAAGGAATTTTTGACAGAATACAAGTAAATTTAAAAACAAATAATAAACAAAAGATGAACAAAAAAGAAGTAACAGGAAAGTCACTTTTTGAGCGTGTGTTTGGAAAAACCAAGTTTGAAGATGTGCCAGCTACGGAAGAGGTTGTAACATCATTTGCAGAAATTACATCACTAGACGGCACGGTGCTGACTTATGAGGGTGATTTGGCAATTGATACGCCAATTTTCGTAACTGATGAGAACGGGGATAAATTACCAGCACCAAATGTAGACTATCAATGCGAAATTGATGGAGTAGTTACAGTTGTTTCTGTTAACGAAAGCGGTTTAATTTCAAATGTTGAAGTTGTAGAGATTGAAGAAGAAATGGCATCAGACAAAGAGGCTATTTTGACAGAGGTTTCAGAAGTTATGAAAGCAACTTTAGATCAAACATTCAAAGCTATTGAGGAATTGAAAGCAGAGATTAAAGCTATCAAAGGAGCAAAAGAAAGTAAGTTCAACAACGAAGCAAAAGTAGGAGCAAAAACAGCAGTTAAAATGACTGCAAGTGAAATTTTAAGTTTAAACAAATAAAAAATAAAAAGATGCAAAAAATTGGAAAATTGGGTAAAGCCCTAAAAGAGAAATTTGATTACGATGTAGTTGGTTTACCAGCATGGACTGACAACACAATGCCAGTAGTTATTACTGACTTGATTAATAATTCAGAGTTTCTTAACTCTTTGACTTTAGAGTCAGATGTTAAAGGAACAAAAGAAATCGCTTTGTTGAATGCTGATGTAGCACTTCAAGCGAAAGTTGCTTGTACTCCATCTCCTGATGGTTCTGTAATTTTCACAAAAGCAGACCTTACAACAGTACCTTTGTACATGGGTATCGAATTTTGTAATGAAGATTTGAACGGTAAAATGACTCAAATCTTAAACAAGTTAGGTTTGAAAATGCAAGACGGTCAATTACCAGCTGATTTAGAAACTGTACTAGGTGCTTACTTAGGTAAACTTTTACAACGTAAAGCTCAATTGTTAGTTGTTTCAGGTGATACTACTTCATTGGATGCTGAACTTGTATTGATGAATGGTTTACGTCATATCCTTGTAAACAATGCAGACGTATTGACATTTGATGCACCTGATGCTACAATGACAACTACAAATGCATACTCTCAATTTTTAGGAGTACATGATAAAATCCCTACTGAATTATTTGATAACGAAATGACTATCAAAATTTACACGGGACGTACTGAAGCAAGAAAATGTATTACTGCTTGGAATACTGCTAATCAATACGATAGAGTAGATGTTGTAAACACTAAATCTAGTGTATCTTTCATCTTGCCGGGAACAAACGTTGAAGTTGTAACTTTACCTGAACTTGATGGTAAATCAGAAGTTTACGCTATGCCTTTAGACTTGACATTCTTAGGAGTTGATTCTATGGATGACATGAACTTTGAAGTTAAGTATGATGCTTACAATGATAAATTGAAAGCTGAAGCATCTTTCAGACTAGGTACTCAAATTGTATGGGGTCAATACTTCGTTAGATTAGAATTGTTAAACTCTTAATTAAATTATTATGTGTGAAATCCTAGAGGGAAAGAACGCAGTATGTGATAGCGTAGGTGGTATAAAAGCCATCTACGCTTGGAATACTGCAGACGCTACAATAACAAAGGCAAACGGTACTATTTCAGCATTAGCATTAACTGCTGGTAAATACGTACACAAGTTTTTTGTTGAGATGGAAACGTCTAAATTTACTGCTACCAAAATCGGTGACAGACCAAGACAATCAGTGGCTTATGAGAATGTAGGTACAATGACATTGTCAGGGAATACTGCTACAGATATCATTAACTTAGAAGCATTAGAAATTTCAAGAACAACTTTCGCAGTTGAATTGAATGATGGGACTTATGAAGTATTCTTTGAAACAAATGGAGCTATGGTTTCAGGAGTAAGAGATACGGGACAAGCTTATGAGGATGCTAATGGGAATGTTTTAACACTTTCAGGTAAAGAAAAAAACAGACCTAATAAAATTAGTGGTTCTTTGATTACTGCGTTATTAGACCCAGTTTCTTAATAATTATTATTAATTTTTGAAATCCTTATTTAGATTTATTCTAAGTAAGGATTTTTTTGTATCTTTGAAGTATGACAATTCTAATAACAAAAAATAGTTTAAACATTATAGCCTTGACATTGTCAGAGTTAGAGGATGAAAGCTTAGATATTAATTGGCTATTTAGATTCACAAAAGACCAAGGTAAACAAGAAATACTTTGCTATTTAACAGACTTAAACGTGTCGACTGCTAGATACAATCTATTTCATTTGTTAGAGGGTACATATGCCACATTCACAAAGTTAGGAGATTATACATACCAAGTTTATCAGATGC